GTTGAGAGCAGAAAAAGGAACCTTCGATGGGCGCTAGATTCAACCGCCAAGACGTCGTGCTGGGCGCACTTTCGGTGGGGACACCGGTGCCAGAGGATGTTATTGACGAAAGCGTCAATTCTGAGGAACTGCCAAACAATCCTGTTGATTGGGATGTTTTGCCTCCAGGCACCGCGGGTCAAGTGCTCACCGTGAATGCCGACAAAAGCATCGGCTGGGGTACGGCTGGCGGACTGGGCGCCATCACGGCCAGTTCGCTGCTGGGCAATCCCACGGGCAGCTCGGCCGTTCCCGAGGCCATCACCCTAGGATCGGGACTCAGCTTCTCCGGAACGACCCTGGTATCGAGCGGTAGTACCAGCCCCGGCGGCACGTCCGGGCAGATCCAGTACGACAACGCCGGCTCCTTTGGCGGGTTCACCATGAGTGGTGACGCCACGCTGGTCACTTCGACCGGAGTCATCACGATCGCGGCGGGCGCCGTCACCTTGGCTAAGCAAGCCAATCTCGCCGCATCCAGTCTCATGGGCAACCCCACTGGATCGAGCGCGGCTCCGTCGGCCATCACGCTGGGCGCTAACCTCAGCTTCTCGGGAACGACCCTGGTGGCATCGGGCGGTAGCGGCACGCCTGGTGGCACGTCCGGGCAGATCCAGTACGACAACGCCGGCTCCTTTGGCGGGTTCACCATGAGTGGCGACGCCACGCTGGTCACTTCGACCGGAGTCATCACGATCAGTGCCGGCGCCGTGACCCTCGCCAAGCAGGCGAACTTCGCCGCCAGCTCGCTCATGGGCAATCCCACGGGCTCATCGGCAGCGCCTTCGGCCATCACCCTAGGAGCTAACCTGAGCTTCTCGGGAACGACGCTGGTGGCCACCGCTGGCGGCGGTATGACCAACCCGATGACGACGGCCGGCGACACGATTTACGGCGGCTCATCCGGAACGCCGGCGAGACTTGCCGTCGGCACCGCCGGCCAGGTCCTGACGGTCAACTCCGGCGCGACGGGCACGCAGTGGTCGACAGTATCCGGGACCGGCACCGTCACATCGGTCACCTTGACCGGCGACGGCACGGTACTCAGCTCGACGCCCAGCACGGCTGTGACAACCAGCGGCACGCTCACAGCGGCCCTGGCCGCTCAGGCGAAGAACGTCGTGCTGGCGGGCCCGTCGACCGGCTCGAACGCCGCTCCGACGTTCCGGGCGATCGCTAATGCCGATCTCCCCGTCGGTGCAATGGCCTATGCGGTCCAGGGCGTGAAGACCGGCGCGTATAGCGCCGTCGCCGGCGATCTGGTGCCCGTGGACACGACCAGCGGCAACGTCACGATCACGCTGCCGGCGACACCCGCCGATCGGGCCCGGATCGGCGTCAAGCAGGTGGTCCGGGGCGGCACGAACACGGTCTCCATCGCAGCGTCCGGTTCCGACGTGTTTAATGTGGCTGGCGGCTCCACGACGCTGACACTGACGTTGGTCCAGCAGGCCGTGCAGCTCGAATATTCGGCCACGGCCGCAATCTGGTACGCGGTATCGACAGACGTCCCGCTCTCAGGCACCGATGCGCGGTACGCTCAGCTCGCGAACAACCTCAGCGACATGACGGCCGCCACGGTGCGGACCAACCTGGCCCTCGTCGCGTCGGCCACGACCGATACGACGAACGCAAGCAACATCAGCTCCGGAACGCTGGCGGTGGCCCAGGGCGGCACGGCCGGCACGACGGCCGCCACGGCACGGGCTAACCTGGGCGTCGCGCAGGGCAACCGGACGTTCGGTTGTTCAGGCACGCCGACTATCTCTACCGCCACGCCACCGGTCTACCTGCCTACCGCGGTGACCTGCGCCGGGGTGGTGGCCGCGTGCGGTACGACCCCCTCCGGCTCATCGGCGACGATCACGCTCCAGACCGCGCCCGATGGAACCACATGGAGCACGCTCGTCGCGGTCTCGATCGCGGCCGGCTCTTATTCCGGGACCGCAACCTGCACGACGGCGATCTCGGCGGGCACTTACGTTCGGGGTTACTTCACCGCCGTCAATGGCGTAGCCAACATGACGGCCACTCTCACCATCGCGGGGTAAAACAGATGGCACGAAACGGATTCCAACAAGCCGCCTACTCGGCATTCCTGGCCCAGGTTGCCGGGCAATTTCAGCAGGTCGTCGCCTCGATCAATGCTGTGAACAACACGATGACCGCGATCACCGCTGCGCAATCCCAGGTCACCGCGGCGCTGACAACCCCCGATCCATCCTTCGGCACAGCCGACCAGACCGACGTCACCACGCTGAACACCTGGCTGTCCCAATGGACCACGGTTCAACCTACAGCGCTCTCGTTCCAGCAAGCGGTCGCGGCTTTCCTTGCCACTCCTCCTCAGGTGTAAACAATGGCCTGGTACTCATCCTGGACACGGGCCCAGCGGCTGGTGATCACCGTGCCCTCGGGGACGGTGACCGCCCTGAGCTATTTCCCCGTCGTGCTCACGGCGGCGTCTCTGCCCACGGAGCTGACGAACAACACCTACGGGCGTTCCGACGGCGGCGATCTGGCGTTCGCGGCCGACCTTGGCCTGGGAAACTCCGTATCCTCGATCGGCTCGCAGATCCCATGCGAAGTTGTGTCAGCAGCATTTGGGGGTAGCCCCTCGGCCGAAATTCATGTCCAGGTGCCCAGTGTTGCGGCCACAGGCACTCTCACCTACATCTGGGTACTCTACAGCAATTCAGGCCAGACCGCGCAGCCTGCGGCCAGCAGTACGTACGGCAGCCAAAACGTATGGAACGAGAACGGGGTACAAAATTATCAGGGTGTATGGCACTTTGGAACGCCGTCGACTCTGAACGTCAACGACAGCACGTCGAACGCCAACATCAGTACCAACCACGGGGCGACTGCTGGTACTGGCCCGTGGAGTGGCGGTGCTGCGACGATAGGTAATGCCAATTACATCGACGCCGGCAGCAGTAGTTCACTCGCACCGAGTGGCAACTTCACGATTTCGGGGTGGGCCAATCAGGTAGCGGCGGGAAGCAATGCTAATGATATCATCGGCCGCGACAATAGCGCTCCTCCCAACCGCGAATACATTTTACGTCTTACCACGAGTGGTAACGTATACGCCTACGTGTATGACAGCAGTGGCAATTCAACCGGTATTACTGGTGGCAGTGCGATATCCTTCGGAACATGGGTCTGCTTGCAAGCTGTTTACACTTATATTGGATCTGGCACCTCTAGCTACACGATTTACGTCAACGGTACTCAGGTAGGTACAAGTTCCATAGCCATTGGCCCGCCATCTAACGCCACGGGGTATAACACATGGCTTGGTGCTCGTATGCAGAGTTTCCATGACTATTTCTATGGCTCGATCGATGAGGTTCGTATTGCCAATGTTGCTCGTAGTGCTAGTTGGGTTGCTAGTGATTACGCGAATCAGTCCGCTCCCGGAACGTTCATAGAACCTCCCAGCGGCCAGGGACCGATATCGCTTGTGGGGGCGGCCGGTATCCTCTATTGCGGCATGCCCGTCTGGTCGAGCGGCAACCCGATCTATTTCGCGTTGTGAGGTCCTGATGCCAGCTCTCTACCTCCCCTACGAATATACGTCCGTCCTGATCTCCACCGGCAACGCCAACCCGTTCGGCATCGACCCCGAGCAAACGATCCGGATCTCGGCAGGCAACGTCAATCCGTTCGGCATCGACCCCGAGCAGACCACGCTGATCACCGTGGGCCTGACAGCAGCAGACTAGAGTGGCGAGTGGCGAGTGGCGAGTGGCGAGTAAATCCGCTTCTCCTCACTCGCCACTCTCAACTCGCAACTCGCCACTACTCCCATGTCCATCGCACTCGAGCTTGTTCAAGGCACCGCCCGGGACTTCCCCTTCCAGGTGACTAACCCGGACGGGACCACGCCCACGGGCATCTTTCTCAGCACGGACGTGCTGACAGCCTCGGTTTGGGCAGGGTCGAACGAGGTGCCGTTGCTGACCCCCACGGCAACCTGGATCTCGGCGGCGAACGCCCAGTACCAGGTGACGCTCCAGAACACCGATAGCGCAGGCCTGGCCTACGGGATTTACTATCTCCAGGCATACGCGACCCGGGCCGGAACGCCGTCCAGGACCACGGCCCTGCTACCCCGCGGCACATCCATCGAGATCATCGCGGCCCCGATGGCGGTCGTTCCCAGGCCGACCTACATCAGCATCGTGGACCTTCGCAAGATCGCACCCTGGATCGACGACCTGCAGGTGCCTGACAGTCACGAAGGATTCGACGACCCGTGCGCCGACTCGCGCGACTGGCTCGACGAGATGACTCTGCGAAACTACCGGGGCGGCAACGTCTCGCTCCTCGGCTACCACGGGTTCGCCCTGGACGCCTGGTACACCGGGGGCGGACGGCGGACCAGTCTCACCAACCGCTGGCTCTTTGCTTCACTCGCCGCGAACCAGCTCCTGGTCACCCCCCGGATCAGGAACGTCTGCGCCTACTACGCCCTCTCCCGAATCTGCGAGAGCATGATCACGAAGGGCGGGATGTACGCGATGCTCGCGGCCCGCTACCGGCTCGAAGCTGAGTCGCTCCTGGCCAGCACCACCGTCGAGATCGACGTCAACGGCGACGGATTCGGGGAAGTCCCGATCAACTTCTCAAGTACGAACACTCTGTGGGCCTGACCGGCATTTCCTGAGCATCCAAGCCCGCCCACATCCTGGACATTGAACCTCGTATCCGCCAGCCTTTTTGTTGCCCGCGACTCCGTCGACTCCGCAACGCGTGCAGTACATCGCCCATTGAATCGGCATCGCGAGGCTCTCGTTCCAGCGACGGCCGGCTTCGATCGATTCCGCGTGAGTATAAGGCTTTCCCATCATGGCCAGCGTCTGCAAGCTCGACCTCCCGACGTCTCCCCGGGCCGCGGTCTTCCGCGCCATGGAAACTATCGTGCGCGGCAACAGCATCTTTCAACGCATCGTCAAGCCGGACAGGTTCAGGACATGGGAGGGGCATCCCAGGGACGTCAAGCCATTCAGCTACCAGGAAGCACCGTGCTTGCGATGGACGCCGATGAACACGGGCGAGGAGTTCAAGACCCCGGACACGATGGCGGGCGACCTGCTCATCAACTGCGAGGTCATCATCGCGGGTTCGTGCTGCGACGACTTGACCAACTTCTGGTGGATGCTCACCCGCTGTTTCTACCCGGCCGGCGGCGGCGCCCCAAGGCAGGCGATCATCCAGACATTGCAGGCGGCCGGGGCCCGTAGTGGGCTCGTGCTCTTCAGTCAGCCCGCCTTCGACCCCGGCCCTGACGGCGTGTTCTTCGCCGGCCAGGGGCAGATCAAGATCGAGATTCAATCCCAGCTCAACTCGTAAAGGATTCCTGCTATGTCACGTGAGTTTCTTTTCCTGGTGCAGGAGTCCGCCTACAAGACTCCCGTCACCACGCCCGTGGTCTGGCCGACGACCAGCGCCAACGCATTCTACATCAGGCTCGACGGCGCCAACGTCTTCACCATGCGGCCGCGGCCGGTGATGGTGGCCGTGCCCTACGGCGGCGGCGTGGCGATCGACGCCTTCCGCGTCTCGGACAAGATCGAGTGCAAGGGCCGGCTGGTCACCAAGCTTTACGCCGGGCCCCTGTCGGCATTTCTGCTGCAGTGGGGCGGGCAGCAGATCAACACCGGCCAGACATCCCCCTGGACCACGACGGAGCCCGCGGGCGACCTGGCCAGCGTGGCGATCTACCACGCCATCACGCGGTCGGACGGCACGATCAAGCGGCGGGTCTATCTCGGCTGCAAGGTGGACGGGTGGGACCTCGACGTGAGCGAGGACGGCACGATCGCCACGCTCTCGCTCGACATCTCCGGGAGCACCCCGCAGGGCAACCAGTTCGACAGCTCGACCGACCCGACCTCGGTGACGTTCCCGGCTCCCACCGACGCGCAAATGCCCGCGGGTGGCACCACGGGCCCCTATGTCTTCGTGCACGCCTCGGGCGGGCTGACGATCGGGACGGCCCGGACCCAGTTCCAGAGCTTGAAGCTCAGCAGCAAGAACGTGCTCGCGCGGCGGTTCTGGGCGAACCGGTTCATCAACCTGATGCGGTTCGTGGGCCGGTCGACAACGCTCGAGGCGCAGAATTTCTACGTGCCAAGTCCCGATGACCGGACGGACTATGAGGGCCTGCTCGGTTTCAACACGGGCGCCGGGTACACGGGCAGCACATGCACTCTCGAGCTGAACAACGGAACGCACACGGCGACCTTCAACCTCGAGACGAATAGCGTGATCACGACGTTCGAGGATCAGCTCCCCTTGAACGACCTCTACACCCAGACCATGACGGTCACCAACCAGTGGGATCCGGCCAACTCGGCAGACCTGACCATGGCTTTCACGTGAGAACTCGAGTGGCGAGTGGCGAGTAAATCAATTCGTCTTCTCTCGCCACTCGCCACTCGCCACTCGCCACTATTCAGATGAGGAGAGCATGCGGATCGAAGCGGTCACGGTCTGTCTCCATTATGACGACTTCCTGGAGCAGACCATCCGGGTCAACCAGTCGCTTTTCGACGACTGGGTCGTCGTCACGTCGCAGGGCGATGCCGGCACGATCGCGGTCTGCCAGCGGTACGGCGTGCGGATGGCACTCTGCCCGTACTTCCATCGGGGCGAGTCATTCGCCAAGGCTGCGGCGATCAACATCGGCCTGGCCCATCTCAAGCTCGAGGACTGGGTCGTCCACCTCGACGCTGACACCGCGCTGCCCCGGAATGCTCGAAAGCATCTGGCGAACGTGGAACTGGACCCGCAGAATATCTACGGGGTCGACCGGGTAGACTGCCCGTCATTCACCGCCTGGAAGAGTTACCTGGTCGATCCCGATCCCTACGAGAAACATTACTTCCATCGCGGTCCACGCGACTGGCCGGTCGGCTCCAGGGTCGGGCACTTCGATTATGGGGGCTATGCCCCGATTGGCTTCTTCCAGCTTTGGAACCGGGCCTCGGGCATCACGCGATACCCCAGTGTGCAAGGCTGGGATGCCGAGCACACCGACATGCTGCACGCCCTCCAGTGGCCGCGGTCGAAGCGCGTGCTCATCCCGGAGATAACAGCCGTGCACCTCAGCACGGGCGGCAAAGACTGGGGCGTGAACTGGCACGGGCGCAAGTCGCCGCGATTCGAGGCAGCTCCGGAGGCCGAGCGGCCGAGACCTCGGCCCGAACCGCCACACCCACATCCGCGTCCGCACCCGCATCCCGGACCTGAACCTTACAAGCCATGAGCGACGATCGCGAGTCATCCTCCGTCGGCTACCGGCTGCGGATGCGGCCGACTGACCTCTCGACCTATCCTGACCGCATCAAGATGATGTGGTTCGAGTGGGTCGTCAAGTACGGCATCGAGGCCAAGCTGCGTGATTTACGGAAGGGGAAGGACAAGGACGGGGCCATTCACCCACTCGCGCCGCGCACGATCAAATACCGGCGCAGCCAGGTCGGGCCCGTGCACAAGACCGCCCCGCGGGGCATTCCCGCGCTCGACGTTTCGCGCGTCATGTCGCTCCTGACCGGGCGGGCCCACAGCAACTCGGCGGAGTTCTACTGGAAGTACGATCCAGTGACGGCGGAGTCGTTCGCCGTGATCCTCCATTTCTGGGCCGACGACCAGGGCCACGATGTATTCGGTCTCTCCCCCGAGGGAACGGCCTGGGTGACCGCCCAGGCAACGAAGGACTGGAACGCGTGGAAAACCGCGGGCGGCGCTAACCGTGCCACAGCCGAGGTCCCAGGGGCCAAGGTCAGCCGGAAACCGGAGTTCCTGAACCCGATCCGCAAGCTCAACATCACCGGCGTCAAGAATCTGAAGGACTTCGACGTCGCCGGCGACGAGGAACAGGTCAAGCGGGCGATCCTCGAGGGGACGTCCCCGGGTTTCCGCCGGCTCAACACCTCGTTCGAGCAGTGGAAGCCGGGCACGGGGCTCGGGCCAGCACCGAAGGGCCCGCGGCAACCGAAGCCGCCGCCGGCTCCGCAACCGAAGCCGCCGCCGGCTCCGCAACCGGCTCCGCAACCGAAGCCCGCCGTCCAGAGCTGGCAGCCCGGAGACGCACCCATCGATACGACCCTGTCCATCAGCGAGCGGATCAAGCAGGCCGTGCACCTGGATGAGCGGGTCAAGGCCATTGCCGCGATGCAGGATGTCAGGATCGAAATTCAGCAGCGTTACAAGGTGGCGAGAGACGAGTTCAAGCGATTCCAGGCTGACTTCAACGAGAAACTGGCGGGCGCGACCACGAAGGCCGAGAAACAGAAGATCAACCATGAACTGACTCGGCTCCGGGCGAAGGAATACGAAATCGGCCGCGAGATGGACAAGCACACCGAGGATGTCCGCAACTCGATCCGCAAGCACCTGGACCTGCCGGCGGGGACGGCGGAGATCTCTTGGGACCACGTGCTCGAACCCCAGCTTATCCCAGGGTCACTGTCGGCGATCGAATCGGCCCGGAACTGGATACAGAGGAAGATCGCCGGCGGCGTTCAGCCTCTTCCCCTCTACTGGAAGCAGATACCGACGGCGGAAGTGCAACGGGCCTATGCTTCCGCCATGAGCCACTCGATCAACCTATCCGACCATGGCGGACCGAGCACGGTGGTTCACGAATGGGGCCATCATATCGAGTTCCAGGTGAAGGGAGCCTATCGGCCGATCAAGGAGTTCCTCGATCATCGAGTAGGCAGCGAAGTTCCCGTTCTGCTCAATAGCGTCATTCCCGGGAACAAGTACGATTCGACCGAAACAGGCAGAGCCGATAAGTTCCTCCCTCTCTTCGGCGAATCAGGTTATTATGTAGGCAAGCGTCATGGCAATGGTGACACCGAAGTCATGGCAATGGGCTTGCAGAAGCTCTACGATAATCCGCTCGACTTCGCCGCGAAGGACCCGGAATATTTGAAGCTCGTCCTGGGCATTCTGGATGGGAGTCTGCGCAAGCCATGATCCGCGGCACCGTGACTTTTCGATTCGGCGATCCTTACGTCGCGATCCTGCGCGATGAAGGCTGGTCATGCGCCGGCCTGGAACCGCTGGTTGGAATCCTGAACAGTCGCTGCGGGCTCGATCGGTATGGCCCCGCGGATGGCGATCCCTTGGCTTCGGCCGTCCGCGATGCCGCCGAGCTCCTGAGTGGCACCCCCGAAATTCTGACTCCGTCACCATCCGGCCCTTCCGAACGGGTCTACTGATCACACCTCACGATTCCAAATGATGCGTTTCGACCTCGGTGACCTGGGCCGCTTCGCGCTGCGCGTCAAGCGGCTGACCCTGTTCGCCGGCGATCCCAACGACCCCGTGCTCCTGCGCGCCATGGCCGACCTGCTCGAATCCTTGGAGCGAATCGTCGAGGCGGGCAACCGCAAGGGCCTGCTCGCTGGGACTGATGCGGCCGGACATCCCGCCCCGCCGCTCAAGTACCGGCCCAAGGGCGACGTTCGCAAGCTGACCGTTGCCCAGCGACTCGGCCAGCATCCGCGCACGGGCCGCGGCAAATACTACGGGGGCACGGGGGCGGGCCTGACGTCAACTGACTACCGGCACCTCGACGGCCCGCGGGATGTGCCTCGCCGGCAATTCAGCCGCGCCATCGCCAACGCGGCGACGACCCACGGTCGGGTCGCCGGCGAGCGACTGGTCTGGTTTGTCGAACTGGCGTGGAAAGACATCGTGAGTCGCAAGGGCTATCACTTCCTCCCTGATCTGTGCAAGGGAACTAAGACGATCCCAGCTTACGAAATCCGCGGCATCCGCCCGCCCGACGTGACGAAGATGCGGGAAGCCCTTCAGTCGTGGGGCAAGCTCTTGATCCGAGGTCACTTCGATGCCTGATGGCGAGAGAATCAGAGGCTACCTCGACCTGGGCGACTCCGCGCCCGCGGCCAAGAAGCTGAATGAGGAGATTGAGCGGCTCATCGCCGATCTCAAGAAGGTCACCGAGCAATTCAGCGCCGGCAAGATGGCACCGGCCGACTTTGCCGCGGCCAATACCAAACTGCGCGGTGAGATCAGCGGACTCAACGGCTCGCTCGAGCAGCTCAAACCAGAGGAAAAATCCTCGGGGATGGACAAGCTCACTCGCGGCTTGTTCGGGCTAGAACGCGCCACTTCATCGATCATCTCCGGCACCGGACTGGGCCGCGCCGCGGGCATCCTGGAAGGCGTGATCGGCATGGTCGGTGGGCCAGCTGGTCTCGGATTTGGAATCGGCCTGCTCGCGAACACGATCGACAACGTGGCGCCCAAGATCTACGCCGGTTTCCAAAAGATGTGGACCGGAATCGATCCCGAGAAAACCGCCGAGATCAAGAAGCAGCTCGAGGAAGTCGCCGCTGCTTACAGGACCTTCGTTGAGCAATTAGAAGCAAGGGCCAAACCTGGTTCAGAGGAAGAGCAGGGCTTCATCCAGAGCCGCCTGGCGCGCATGTTCAACATGAAAACCCTGAAGGGGGCGGGCGGGCTCGAGAATCAGCTTCTGTCCGCGGCTCTGCGGCACGAGGTCTCCGACATGAAGCGTCAGGAGATCGAGGATCTAGGCAAGCTCCAAACGGAACAATCCCGGCTCGAGGAGGGAATCAAGAGCCAGACCGCCATGGGCATCCGGGGCCGTCCCGATCTCATGCGAGCCGACCTGGCGAAAGTCAACGATCAGATCCAGGCGATCGAGCAAACCGCCGCATCGAGGACCCGGGACAAGCTGCTCAAGAACGCGAGCAACCCCAATACCCCCGAGGGGCAGGAAGCACTCAAGCAGCTCAAGTCTCTGGCCATGAAGCATCCCGAGTGGGGCGGTGACCTCGTCGGGCATATCGATCAGATCCTTAACGCCGGGGCGGAAGAGAAGTTCTTCAACAACATCCCTACCCAATCAGCGGGTCTGAGCGACGAAGAGAAACAACTCGCGATGGAGATTGACCAGGCCGAGCTGGATCGGGGGCCGGCACGGCGGTCGCGTCGCGAACAACTGGAGAAACGGATTGCCGAGGCGCAGGGATTCAAGGAGGAGGAGGAACCGCGGTATCGGTCCAGGCACCGTCAGGTCACTGGCCCGCTGCCTCGATCGACGTTCGGCACTCAGTTCACGACCCAGGCCTCGGCCGATGCGGCAAATCTCGGCGCCGAGATCGATCAGCAGACTATCCCAGGCTTCAAGGGCCAGGATATCCGGGACCGGACGCGCCACGACCAGGAACGCCGCAAGCGGCTTCAGGACACGTTCAACAACCGGATGGAAAATCCCAACGTCCGCCGCGGCATGATCGCCAACTCAAAAGACCCGGCGATCACCGCGGAACGCAAATATCAACAAGCAGTTCAAGACTTGAACGATCTCAAGTCCATGCAAGCCCGGGCGCTGGGAACCCAACAACAGGGACTCGTGACTAACGAAAAAACCCAGCGTACCGTCTCGATGATCCAGGCGCAGATTCAGCATGTAACCAATCGCTTGGCGGTACTTGACCGCGAGGCCAACAAGCAGCTCCAGCAGCAGCAGCGGACGATGCAGAACAACGGAGTTGACCGCTAATTCACCATGGCGAACCAGGATTACCTCACGATCGCCGGCTCGCAGATCAACCTCGCGACCTACGACGCCGCTATTGACCGCTGCACGCCGTTTGTGCGCGGGGGCATCCCCGAGCTGGGCTTCAGCCGCATCCTCGGCAAGCTGACCGCGCTGCCGGACTCCTGGAGCGGCCAGTCCGTGTCGTGGTCGAACGGGTCGAGCTATCCCGGAACGACCTACTTCTCGGGCGACGTCGTCGGCTACACCGACCGTTACGAGGCGGAGATCGGCTGGGTTCGCGAATATCGGGCGATGGGCCTGCGCAACCGGGCCGACTGGATCCCCGTCACGGACAGCAACACCCTGTCAGACACGGCGAGCTTCAACCTCCCGGTCAACGACCCGGCGTGCATCCTGGCCCGGACCGGCCGGACGATGGGGCAGTGCGTGCTCGATCTTCTAAGCATGAGCCAGAACGTGGCGGCTCTGACCGCTTACGGCATCGGCGGCTTCTCATCGGCCGGCTCCGGCGGCGAGGTCGCCGTCGTGCTGGGCACGAATTCCGGCGGCTCCTGCCCGGTGAGCACGACGGGGTGGACGATCGTCGCGCCGGGGAGTGGTTACACCGTCGCGCCAACGCTGGTCGCTGTGGGCGGCGGGGGCACTGGCTGCACGCTGACGGCGGCGGTCGCGAGCGGCCAGATCACGTCCATCACGGTCACGGCGGGGGGCAGCGGCTACCTGTATCCGCCGACGATCATCGTCTCGACCCTTCCGGCGGCGACGGTCACCGACCTGGCGGCGCTCTCCGTGATTCCTCCCTTCCGCGTGGACTTCCCCGGCGAGCGAATTCTCCAGTCGATCGAGAGCACGATTCAAACCTGTCACCCCAATCACTGGCTCTTTGTGGTCGGCGACACGATCGGCAGTGACGTCGTCGGCACCATCCGGGTCCTCGACCAGCGGTCATTTACATCGAACACGGTGACGCTGGGGGAGAATCCTTCGACGCCGGAGACGGACGGCACCTATGGCAACCGATGGCTTATGCCCAGCCTGCATCGGGACACGTCCGATTGCTATTCCCAGCTCATCGTCCGGGGCGGCTTATACACGACCAGCACGACTCTGGCTGTGAAGCAATGGCCGGGCAGCACGTTCACGAGCACGTGGGCACCCAGCGGCTCGGGAGCGATCCCCAACGGGGGTCTGCTCCCCGACTTCGCCGGCTGGGGCGGCTACACAACGAACGCCGCGGCCGAGGCGGCGTGGTCGCCACAGGATTACACCCAGCTCTCGCTCCAGACGGGGCAGGATCAGGGAAGTTGCACATGCTCGAGCACGACGTCGGTCGTCATCACCTCGCAGAACACGGCCCTCACGCTGACGGCCGACCAGCTCGACCAGACCGATACCGGGCAGCACGCCCAGATCACGGTATGGGCCGACATCGTCAGTGGCGTCCAGCAGATGTACACGGCCCGGGTGATCGCCAACACCGCGATGACGGCGGGCGGAACGAGCACGCTGACACTCGACCGCGCGTTGCCCTCGACCAGTTACAACGCCTACCGAATGTACGCGCTGTCGTTCGCCGGAAACGTCGTCTGGCGGCGGTACAAGGTCATGAACTCGGCCGTCGCGGCCCAGATGCAGCAGCTTTTTCCGTATCCCTTCGCATTTGTTAATGCGAACAATACCTCTGCTGTGATGACGCAATCGCCGATGTGCACGGTCCTGTGGTCCGCGAGCGGATCGCCCCCCTACAACCAATCGACTATTGGCGTGACGATCGATCCAGTCGCCGGCACCATCACGACCGCCTCGCCGACGAGCCTGGTCTACGGCGGCGGAGTAGTGACGCCCCCGACCGACGTCCAGGTCTTCGTGCCGATCGCCCTTGGCGCCCTTGAGGTGCAGTATCCGACCTCGGGCTACGCGGGCACCCTCTACACGGTGGAAGGCATCTCGCGGACCAAGACGATCACCGTGCGATCCTGGACTGATGAATCGCTGACCACGAACATGGCGGCTTATGCCTACGAGCTTTTCACCGCGGCCTGCAACGTCGTGGTCGAGGGCACGATCGGCTACCTGGGCTTGCCCACGACATACCTGGCCCCGGGCCAAGCGGTCAGCATCACGGGCAGTTCCTACACGACCGGCTATGAAAGCGTGGCGCTGCCGGTCGCCTCGCTCGACATCCAGTTCAACCCGGGGCCCGCGGGCACGTCCTACGTCACCACGTTGCATCTGTCGAACCGACAGGCGCGGTTCTCGGCCGACGTCTTTATCCGCCCTGGAGTAACCGGTCAGCAGTTCGGCGGCATTGCTTGGGCCGCGGACGCCTTCTCGGGGCTCCAGGACTATCTCCAGACCGCCCTCGGCGGCGGGTTCGCGGGCGAGATCAGCGGTCAGATCGGCGAGCTGGGCGGACAAACTACTGGCGCCATGAGCGAGTTCGGGGCAGAGGGATCGAGCCAGGAATCGGATGTCGAGCCGGTTCCTCTGCAACCCGACCTCCAGGCTCAACCGGCGGCGCCGCAGCCGGAAGTTGTGAGAATGCCGACGCATCCGGAAGCGGGGTTAGGCCATTGAACGGTCTCGTCAATCGTCTCGGTCAGCTCGAAGCCCGCTTCGAGCGGCTCATCCTCCAGTTCCAGGCCCTCTGGAGCCAGGTCCAGGCCCTGGCGACAAAGATCGCGGGCCTGCAGCAGCAGGCCGGGTCCGGCCAGGGCGGTGGCGGCGGCGTTTGCTTTTCCATGGCCGGCGTGGTGATCGCGGCGGCAACCGGAAGCTTTCCCACGCTTACTCCAGGTAGTGTCACGGGGCAGACCGTTTACTCACTGATCGGAGGCACTCCGACTGCCGTCTCCACCAACGCGACGGTCTACAACCAGATGCAGGCCGCCACGGTCGTGACGAAAACCATCATGCTTGGCATGAATCCGGATGGAACCTATAGCGCGATCGCGCAGAGTTGCTGAGTCATGGCTTGTTTCAACGCCTGGGATATCGGTGCCTGTGGGTGCACGGTTCCAACATTCGTTGTGACCTGCAAGGGATGCAATTCATTCCTATTCACGTCTGGCAAGTCAATCCAAATCTGGACTAGTTCCGGGGGAACCCTACTTGCGACGTACACCACAAACGGTTCAGGGCAAGTCAGTATTCCTGCCGGAACCTACTGGATTATCCCAGCAAACGGGAGGTTCGCCGGCGGGACTTATACGATCAGCGCGGCAACGACAATCACCTTTTCGGCAGCAACCGGCTATGTATGCTGTTCAACGCTCTGGTGGCCATATCCCACGACCCTGTACTGGACTGACGGCGACATCGGTCCCCAAGCAATTACAGTCGGGGCGAGTGGAGGCGTATTCACTTATAACCAACATAGTTCAGTCGGCGGATGCGACAGCAGCCATAGTTGCACTACAAATAGCATTGGTAACCCTTTTTTGAGCTTGGGGATTTCATGTAGCTACATATCAAGAGGTTGGCTAACTACACATTTATGCGGTTCGGGAAATCTCTACGATATCAATGGCCCCGTAGGACTTTGCCGTGTTTGCGTTGATACTGCTGGGAGATCGAGTAACACTGGATTCACGAGTACCACCGATCCTCCATTTGCGTTTAGCGGAGTGCTATCGACAACAACTGGGTCAGGCGGTCTTGCTGATCCGGTTGGTGGAACGGTTGTGATCAGCGAATGACTTCCGAGTTGCGAGCCACGCTTGAGTTGTGGCTGGTATCCGAAAATCCGATCGAGCGGCGGCATGCGATCAGGCGACTTGCTCAGGGTGATTTTTCTGCTCCCATCTCCGCCCCGGTTCCCCTGGCCGAGTCCCTCGCCCTGCTCCGCCTTGTGAACACCTGCCAGTACCGCTCCCGGGACGCTGCCTGCGGCTGCTCAGGCTATCGCTGTGCTCTGCGGACCACATCCCCGATCGTATCTCATCTCGACTGCCTCGACTGCATGCGCCGCTATGGACCAGTCTGACCCCATCACTGATGCCCAGGCCGATCCCGAGGCCGAGGTCGACCCCGAGGACGAGGCCGATATTGGGGACGAGGCGGCGCATATACTGGCGCTGAGCGAGATCCTCCCTCTGAGCCAATACCGACTGAACCTGTCCGAGTGGGACAAACCTCCGTCCGACCGGGTGCAGTTCGCGATGGATCAGGCCCTCATTGCCGCCTGCGAGCGGGTCGCGCGAATCCTGCGAAACGACCTGGCAGAACCATGAAAGTCTGGCGGACCGTGGGGGAATTTCGCCTCGAACAGTGGCGAGTGGCTTGGAATAGTGGCGAGTGGCGAGTTGAGAGTGGCGAGCAAGGAGAATTCGATTCTCTCGCCACTCTCAACTCGCCACTCGCCACTATTTGAGCCACTCGCCACTCTCTGCGCGCACAAGGGGCCAGGTTGTGCGGTAAGTTGGATCGGCCGGCCTTACCGAACGTCCTGGCCCCTGTTCAGTTCGTGGCGCCCGCGCCCGCCGTTACCTTTGTTGAGCCCGCGCGCTTCGCACCCTTCCGGGCGGTGGAAGAGCGCTGAGTCGCCGCGGGCTTGGCGGCGGCAGCGCCCTGGCGGAGCTCCGTCATCGCGGAGTCGATACTCGCCGCGAACTGCTGCGCGGTCAGTCCGATGCAGTTGGCGAGGTACTCTCCGCGCGCCTGCCAGGTGTTCTTACTCGGCATGAATCCTCCTCGGTCACGGGAATAGTTGCGAGTTGCGAGTTGCGAGTTGCGAGTGAATCTTCTCCCCTTCTCTCGCCACTATTCACTGTTATCGACCAACTTGGATCTTTTGTCGAGACCGTTCCAGCGCCGGATGGTCATCCGCAGCCGTTCTTTCAGCTCCTCGACCGCGGCGTAGACCTGCTCGCGCTCGCGGGGCGAGTACGCGGGGCTCTCGACCTCGATCAGGGCGATGGCATCGAGGGCGACCCAGGCGGCATGAGCGCGGGCGTCGGCTCGGGTCATGAAGTGGTTTCCTCCACCAGCACGACTTTTGCGTCCCTGCCCGATCCCTCGAATCGGATCGGCACCGGAACGAACCCCAGCCCGAGGACACCCTCGCCCCGCCGCGACTCCTCCTGGACCCATGCCAGGGTCGAGCATTTCGTCGCATGCTGGAGGTCTACAATCGCCATGCGGGGTCGGCGCGGCGCGTTATTGAAGATCTCCCAGTGCTGACCCAGGTATCCCACGGAATTCGCGAGTACGTACCAGCTCATGGCGCGGCTCCGATCTTCTGTCGATGTCGATGGCGCAACCGCAGCCGGGTCGCTCCTATTTGCTTGGCGCGGCACGGCCCGAATACCCGCGCGACCGCGAGCTCGTAGCGAACGATCCAGCGCTTGATGGGCGTCCGTGGCTCAGTAGTGGCGAGTGGCGAGTGGCGAGTGGCGAGTGAAGACGATTCGATTTTCTCGCCACTCCGGGCACCCGAAGGGTCGCGCAACTCGCAACTATTGGAGCAACTCGCCACTCGCAACTCGCAACTGTTCGAAGCTTTCCCGTGCGGGTGCAGGCAGCGAGTGTAAAACCGCGCGCTGGCCTCGGGCGGCAGCTTCCCCGCGGCGATCAGCTTGTCACGGATTTCGATCAGCCGCGCGGTCCCTCCGCGCACGCCGTGCTCGCGCAGCCGCTGCACGCTGACGCGCTGGCCGAGGGCCAGCAGCTCCAGCGCGGCGGCCAGGACCTGGGCCCGCTGGGCCGAGCGCGGCAGGTGCGCGTGTTTGGGCACGCATTCGAAAGTGGTGAGCGAACCAAAAAGGTCCGAAGACATGGCTTCCCCTCATGGGAAATGAACCTTCGCCGCGGTATCCCGTAGGACCGCGGGCAGCTCGTGCCGATAGGCGAGCTGGGTTCTGAGGTTCGAGTGCCGGAGGATGCGTTGCAGGGCGAGCTCGCCGATCCCCCACCCCTCGGCGAGGCTGGCGAAGGTGTGCCTGAAACTCTGGAACGTCAGCCCCGGCACCCCGGCCCGGAGTCCCAGGGCCTTCACCTGGTCGAGCGATTTCTCCCCGACCGGCCCCTCGAGCCAGGGACCGCGGCGGCGGACCCCGGGGAAGAGCCAGGTAGATCCACACCTGGGGATCCAGTCCGCGAGCACCGCGGCCAGGGGCGCCGCGATCGGGATGCGAGCGGCCGAGGCGTGGGTCTTGAGCGACCGCCGGCCGTTGGTCCGGATGTCGATCACGCCGTGCTCGAGATCCACGTCGGCCACGGCCAGGCCGAGCAGCTCCTTCCTGCGGGCCCCGGTGAACGCGAAGGCGTAGACGACCGCCCGCAGCCTGGCAGCTCGCCAGCCGCCCACCCCGCCCGCGTACTCCCGCATACTCCCGCATACTCCCGCGTACAAAGGACGGCTTTGCCCACTCCCCACTCCCCAGATCCCATCTCCCATCTCCCCATCGGCCAGGGCGAGCACGCGGGCAATCTCCCCGGCCGAGTGCACCGGCGGGTCGAGCTCCTCGACATCCCAGTCGACCCACTGGCGCGGTGACCGGAAGTCGAACGGGCTGCGCTGCAGATAGCCGGCCCCGATCGCGTAGGTGCAGGCGGCCCGCAACGACCGCAGGTAGGACTCCACCGTCGCCGGCCGGCGGCCCGGATGGGCGGCGATCCAGGCAGCGACCGACGACGGTGTCAGATCTGCCGGACGACGGCAAAGACCCCCGAACTCGCGCAGGACCTGCTCCATCTTGCGATAGGTGGCAATCCGCCGCATCGGCGGACGGTACAGGGCCAGGACCTCAGACATAAACTCTCCCCATGTGTAGCTTTTCGGCATCGCAAGGTGCTCCAGAAGGGGGGAACCCCGCTTGCGGGGTCGGTCCTCCTGGAAGCTCTACGAACCGAATCGCCCAGATTGCCTGCATGTACCCAATTAACCACATCACTCCGGAGCCGAAGGTTGAGGGTTCGAATCCCCCCGGGCATACCTCAGAGCAGTCAGCGATCAGCTCGGGAGCGATCAGCGGACAGCAATTCCTGACTGCTGACTGCTGACTGCTCTCGATCTGACTCTTGGACGCAAGATCGCGGCGTCACACGTCTGTGCATGTGGTCTATCCTCGTGTACAGTAAGTGTGGTAACGCGGCCTTCCTGGCCGCTCGTGGGTTGTCCGGCAAAGACTCAGGCCCACGGGCGGTTTCTTATTTCGGGGCGCCCTTGCGCTTCGGCTTGGGGGCGTCGGCCGTGGCCTCATATCGCTCGCACGTCTTTTCCAGCGCAGCGACGGCTTTCTCGTACTTGGCGACAACAGGGTCCTTGGAGGCCTGGCCGTTGCCGGCGGCGGGCTCGGCCCCGAGGACCAGCCGGTCGAACCCCAGGAGCGGATAGCGGCTGACGCCCGTCTCCAGCTCGTCGAGGAGCTTGTCCAGCTCCTTGCGTGCCTTGTTCTGCCGTTGCTTGCACATCGATAGCGTGTAGCCAGCCTCGGAGGTCTCGGTCTCCTGGCGGCGCAGCTCCTCACGGGCGGCGCGGATTTCATCGATCAAGTTGCTCATGACGCTTCTCCTGGAACGAAAATGCAATCGAGAACTCGGGGTTTCGACATTTCGGGCACGGGGCGATGACCCAGGCATACTTGTGCCCGCACCGCGTGCAGGTGCGGCGGTAGCGAGGATCATCAGCGGCCGGCGGTTCAGCCCTCGCCCGTTTCCGGTCGCTCATCAAGCGCCTTTCTCATTTCTGGGAACCCCCCCCCCCCATGCGCTATGCGAATTGGCGAACAACGCGCACCTAAAAGGGGGGTTAGCTCGCGTTATTCGCATCGTTGTTCGCAAAACGCATTAGGACACCTACATGTCATAAGTGCCATTCTCAGAACGGCTTGACCTCGATTTCCGGCGCGTTGTTCGCATAATTCGCATTACTAGCAGGGGGGGGGGTGTCTACATACCACATGGATGCAGCCGGCCCACCCTTTTCTGGCTTGCGCGACTCTCTCCGGATCAGCCCTGAACGGACCATACGGCGGAGCAAAATATTGAGGCCGTCAGCGTCCTTGTGATTGCCGAAGACCTGCCGCTGGATCTTGCTCTGACTGAGTCCCGCATCACTCGCTTGCTCGAGTGCGGCAAGCAGCCGCTCGGCGTCCGGATCGCCCAGCCGCTCGCCGAAGATGAAGTCGATCGACCGGACTGAATATGCCCATAGCTCGTGGGCTGCCTTGAGATGCACGATCTCGATCATCTTGGTCAGGTCGGCCGCGGCATAGATTCCGGCTAGCCGCATGACCTGGGCCGGACCGCGAGCCAGGATGGCACCCAAGAGACCCGGCCGGCGCTTGCGCAGGACGCCGAGCTGCTCCTCCCAGAACTCCTGGGCCGTCGCCGACCGGCCCATCGGCGTGTCATCCCAGTGGCTAATGCCTTCCAGCGCATCCTTGAGCTGGTCGATCTTGGCGTCCATCCGGCGCCAGGGGAAAAAGACCTGGCGCTTGATCTCCTTGGATGTCTTGGTGCAGATCCAGATGAAGCGGTTCCCCAGCCCGTTGGCGATGTCATTCAGGCTGAGGTTGCTGTGGAGGTCGTCATGCGTGACATGGGCATTCACCGAGACGTGGGCCCCTGTCGCGCGGACCGGGTTCTTCTTGGAAAGGGCCGCAAGGCGGTCGGTCTCCCACGCCTGCCGCAGGACCATGCCCAGCGTCTCACTGTCGCGCTGGAAGATCGCCAGGAGCCGGGTGAATTCCGACTCGTGCATGAAAAGGCGCTTGTCGGGAACGCCGCGCAGGAACGAACCCGTGCGGGTCGTCTCCTCGTCGGCGACTTGCTCGATCAGGGCGGGTCCGGAATTGATGCCGAAGGCGATCCGGTTTTCCCAGGTGGGATCGACCTCGGTCAGGATGCGGCGGGGATAGCCCCAGCTCGTCCCCTTGCGGCCGTCGGCCGTGTTGCCGACCAGGCACAGGAAGATATTCAGGCGGTGCGTGTCGGCCTCATGGAACCAGTGGGGATGACTGCCGACCATGGAGCCGAACCCGACCAGGAGCTGGAAGAGGATCGCGGCCGAGCTGGCCTCGGTGTAGGGCTCGATCTCGCGGACGATCTGGCCCATAACCCCGTGAAACGCCGCTTCCCCGGGCGGTGCGGGGAAGTCGCGAATGCCGTCGCTCTCTTCCGGTTCCTGGCCCTCGCAAAGACTCGACAGACGGTTGATCGTCCGCTCCAGCGCTTCACCCGCGGTGAAGAGCTGGGAATAGACGGCCCGGTTGTGGTCGTTGCTGATCTGGATCGACTGCCGGGAGATCGACTTTTGACGGACCACCTTGGCGTGATAAATGCAATTCGCGGCATGGGGCGCGGCGGTCGTGACCGCACATAAAAAGTCATCTCCGCCCGTGGCCTGGAATTGATCTCGTCGAATCAGCTCTTCCGCCACGCTGATCGGGTCGACGGGGTCGCCACGCTCATAGATGGCCGTCATGGAGCGGAAATAAATCTGGTGAACGTCGCGATAAAAGTCATCCGCCGAGACGTGCTGAAGGACTTCCGGGAATTTCTCGTTGTCGATCAACAATCCGGATAGCAACCAGCGTTCGGCCTCGAGGTTGTGGGGAGGAAGCTCGTGAGCAAGAGCCGCCACGGTTGCCTGGCCATTGCCGTTGCCGTTTTCTCTCCCATTTCCCTCGCTCATCGGCGGTCCCCCTTCCCTGCGGCGCCGGCCGGCAGCGTCAGCTTCGCCAGCATGTAGCACGGGTAGTCGTCCCCGGCCTGGTAGCTTCTGATCAGGATGCCCAGCGCAACCATCTCCGTGAACACCTCCCGGTAGAGCGGCCACGGATACCAGCCCAGTCGCCCCTCGTATCTCGCGGTGAATACACCCATCCAGCGTGGATGCTGCTGCCATACCGACTCGATCAGCAGCCGGATTCCGCGCCGGCACATGGGACAAGTGCAGGCAGTCATCACGCACCTCCTTCCGCAAGGGTCCACACGGTCACGTCGCGGCAGGGAAGCTGGGCCCCGATCCCGTAGTGGGTCGGCGCGGTGGAACTGCACACCCGGCCGGCGGCCTCGAGCATCTCCAGCGCCGACAGCAAATCGCAGGCTGGCGCGTGCGACAGCCCCGGCAAGCGACGCAAGTCGGCCAGGTCGGCAGGCCGGCGGAGGATGCCCAGCATGTGCAGGCAGAGGTCCGGATAGACCCCGCGGCCGCCCCAGGGCGGGGGATAATCGCGTGGAACAGTTGCGAGTTGCGAGTTGCGAGTTGCGAGTGAATCCGGGGGGAGGCCATGTCCCTGGCCGTGTTCGCTTTTCTCGCCACTCGCCACTCGCCACTCGCCACTATTGGAGCCACTATTGCTCTTCATCGCGCCACCCCCTCGCCCGAGGCGAACCGGACCTCGTCGGTCCACGCGGGCCAGTCTGCGGCGTCGACCGCGCAGCCGATCACCGTGCTGTCGGAAAGCCACACGGCGCAGGGGCCGGTCGGCAGCGGCAGCTCAATTTCGTCGCCCGCCCGGCTTGCTTTGAGCGGCGCGATTGGATAAGATGTGAATAAGTGATCCCTGGTGCGTTTATTAAAACACGGACCGGGCACTGCGACCATATGGTCGCGTAAGTTAGGCGAGTTCATCGCACCTTCCTGATTGTTGGGCCTGCTCTGAAGCGTCCGGCAAGACTCTTCTTCAGAACGGGCTGACCGACCGACTGCCACCTCCCAAGTCAAAAAGCCGGCGCCGCCGGGTGATGTCGGCGGCGCCGGCTACAATCTAACGGCACTTCTCGATACGTTCAAGATGTTGGTCTGACCACCTTGCCGTTCCCGCCCCGGGGTTCACACCGCGCCCAGTCCTGGTTCTCGAGATCAAGGGCACGAGCGAGAAGTCGCCTGCGTCCTCTCTCGAACGATGCGGTCACGTGGGCCACGCGCTCGGCGTGGAAGCGGTCCCTGCGGGCTTGCTCGGTTTCGACTGCAGTGGCGAGTGGCGAGTGGCGAGTGGCGAGTGAATCCATTGAATCCATCTTCCCGATGTCGGACAAAAGGTCCCGACATCGGGGGCAGACTTCACCCGACCCGACCAATCCACAGTGAATGCAGCGGGTGGGCTGGCGCATGTCATCACAACCAGGTTGCCTCCCTCGCTCGGCGACGGGCAGGCATGCACAGCGGCCGCAGACCGAGCTGGGGGCGTCGTGGGGAACGGTATCCCCGCAATGACGGCACCGGCGATACGTCGCATTCATCGCGCACCTCCCGCGGCCCGCTCGAGGACCTTGAGGTGGCGCCGCAGGGTCGCGGCGGTCTCCGGGTGCGACTCCTGGAGCCAGTCGGCGATCCCGCCGATAGCCCCGACCGAGACGCCGGCCCACGGGCGACGATAGCCGCGCCGTCCAGAACCGTTGCGGGAAAGCATGGCCTCGTCGCGGTCGATGAACGTCGCGGGGTCGCGGGCGCCCAGAAAGCAAGCCTGCTTGGCCAGCTCGTCGATGCGGTCCGCAAGCCATCGGCTGCGCTCGTCGTCGAGCAGCGCCGCCTGGCGGGCCTTCTCGGCGAGCCAATCGGCGAAGGGTAGGTCCTGGGGGAGGAAGCTCTCGAGGTTGACGGCGACGATCGACTCGAGGTCGGTGGCCGTGGGCTGGTAGTCGGCCGGCGGCTCGTCGGCCAGGTCGAAGTCTTCGGGCACGATTGACGTGGTCACGGGGCATGGTAGAGTCATAGGTGATGCTCCTGGGAATGGGGCTCATGTGGGGGCCGTCAGGTGTTCCAGACCTGGCGGCCCTTTTTCGTGCGATGGCCGGAATGCCCGGCCTCGAGGTAAGTACGGGTCAGTCTTGGGGAGCGGCCGCCGTGTGGCCGCTACGCATCATCTGCGCCTTGGCGATCCAACGGTCGAGGCTCACCTCGCGGTCCGTCTTCGCCTGGCGGGCCTGCGGGGTCGAGGCGTACGGATGATCCGCCAGCCAGCGCGTCAGCTCGACGATGTGCCGGTCGGCCTCGGTAGCGTCGTTCACAGGGATGTCCCATCCCTGATTCATGGTCACCAGCGCGTGAGCGATGGTCCAGCAGCGCTGGGCGTCGTGGAACTGTCCGTCGGTGCGCATCTCGCCGCAATGAGAGCAGGTCAGGGTCGTGGTCGCGTTCATCTCAGGTCTCCTCTCAGGGTTGGGAAAGCGGCCCCGTCCCCGGGGCCCGGTTGGGTCAGGAATTGCGGATGTCGGCGTTGCGGTCGAGCACCCGCTTGTGCTCGGCCAGGTCCTCGGCCTGCTGCTTGAGCGTCATCCGGCACTTGTTCGCGAGGCCGGGAAAGACCTGCTCGTGCTCAAAACGAATCGCCTGACGCTCTTCACGAGTGAGCGTCAACGGGTGGCATTTGAAAGCAGCGGTCATCAGTGTCTCCTCTCGGGTTGACGGCCCTTTTCGTTGCGCGGGTCAGACGATCCGGCCCGATATTGGTATCTTAGTCTCTCAGTCACTCAGAGTCAAGTGGAAAATGCAACTTGCCTTCTAGTGTCCAGGATACTACCATTGCACTATGGAGCGGGCCATCGTGGCACCGTAGAATTTTAGCCTGGGTGACTGGAGATCATTATGACTACTGGACTTGTGGACCCTCCTCTGATGACGAAGAGGAACGACGTGTCTGTCAAAATGGACGCAGAGGTGATTGCCGAGGCCAAGATGGTCGCGGCAAGTCGCAACGTGACCCTGGCCGAGTACCTCACCGAACTGGTGCGCGACCTGGTGCACCAGGACCTCGAGGACGAGATGACCCGCCGGGTTCCCCGTTCCAAGCGGAAGCCGAAAGGCGGCGACTCATGATGAACACTCCCGAGGGCCGCAGGTTCGCTATGGACATGACCTGGGCGCCGGGGCGGGCGGAACTGAAAATCGACGGGCGTACGGCCTGCGGCTGCGGCTGCGGCAAGCCGGCGCGAGTCGAGTTCTCTCTGTGCGGCCACACGGTCGCAATCATCAGTCCGGCCGCGGTGGATGCGGCGATCGAGACGCTGCAGAAGGCAAGGCGGAAATTGTGGGGTGAGCCATGAGCGAGGAGGCTTTCATCGACCTGGTGCGCCGGCTGCGAGTGGCGCAACGGCACTGGTTCACGTACAAGGACGTGGAATCGCTCCGGCGGGCCAAACAACTCGAGCGCGAGGTCGATCGCTGGCTCGAGCGCGAAGGCGGCCCGCGGGCCGCGCCGTGGCTGTTCGATCAGAAGAACGTCTAACCACGGAAAGCACGGAAGGACACGGAAAACGGAAACCATCAATGAGCATTGAAAAGAGTTTGGGTTCGTGCTGTTGTTGCGGTGATACGCGGAAAGTGCGGAACATCGTCATGCTGCCGCGCGTGGCGCCGGTACCAGGCACCGGCTGGGGATGCGTGGTCTGCGGCCTGCCGAACGATGGCGCGGTATTCGCGGCGTGTGATCGTTGTGTGCACGCCGAGGCCCGACCCCGCGAGGTGGTCTTCGGGTTCGCATCCGATAGGGCGCGGGTGCCGATCGAATCGCTGTCAGCCGAACCATTCGAGCATCGACAGGGTTACCACGAGGATGACTAATGTCCCGCTCCGGACCGCGCACTCCGACGATCGAGGCCCGCATCCTGGCCGCGCTGCGGATCGAGCGCCGCCGGGGCGGCGGCCCGCTGACCGTCGCCGAGCTGCACAACCGGCCGGGGCTGACCGGGCGGCGGTCGCCGGAGATCGCCGAGGCGTGCGAGCGGCTGGTCGACCGCGGCGACGTGGTGCCGGGGTGGCGGCGAGTGCGATTCGTCGGCGCGTGCTGGACCTACCGGCTGACGGGCGAGCTCGAACCCTCATGTCCGCCCGAGCGGACGCCGATATCCATCGCGAGGGAGTGAGTGAGCCCCGACCACCGCGAGGGAGTGAGCCCGTGTCCAAGTCCTACAGTCTGCCAGGTCCCAAGACCGTCCGCCTTTCCGTGCCCATACCCGTGGGCGACCACGCCAGGTTGTGCGGCCTCGCCGCGCTCCGCCAGGTCGACCGCGCGAGTCTCGCGGCGCGGTTCATCCACATCGGCTTGCGTGGTGTCGTGTTGAAAGGTCCCGAGAACAGGGACTCGGAGACCGATGAGACGGTAGAATCGGAGCCGACTCTCGCGGCTGGGCAAAATGGCCGGCTGCCGCGCGCCTGAGAGGGGCTCCTTACTTCGAAGCAGGGGAGGGCAGGGGGGGGGACCGTGGATATCCAACCAGGCACCCTGGTGCGCGACGCCGACGGCTACTATGCCGTCGTGCTGGCGGCCTATGCCAACGGCGACCTCGAGCTGTTTATTTCCAATGGAGTGAGGACCCTCGCGGGCGCTCACACAGTCACGCCCCTGGGCCTGAGGGCCGGCGACCCGGCGGACCCGCCGGCCTCGTTCGCCGAGATCCTCGACCCGAGGAGGTGGTTGGGACGGCAACCATGATTTTCATCCTCGAGCTGGTCTGTGGGGACGGGCACTGTCTCGAGTCCATCGCATGGGACGACGAGACGCACACAGAGATGCACGCGGCGTACGGTCTCGGTCTGCTGGCGCTGCCCACGCTCCCGGTGTGTAGGATCTGCCACTCGACCTCGACCCTCCTCCGCAACCTGCCGACGACGTTCACCTCGCTCGAGCAAGCGGCCCGGTCGCGGGAAGGGTGCCAAGTTCTTCAATAGTGGCGTCGCTCGCTGCGCTCGCTAGTGGCGAGTTGAGAGTGGCGAGAGAATCGAATTCTCCTTGCTCGCCACTCGCCACTCGCCACTCGCCACTATTGGAGCCACTCGCCACTCGCCACTCGCCACTATTGGAGCCACTCGCCACTCGCCACTCGCCACTCGCCACTCGCAACTATTCCGAGCCACTATTGGCGCGCGAAAACCCCCCGGCCAGAACGACTGGACGGGGGGAAAAGGCGACTGATCTCCGGTACAGACAGTCTATCGCGCCTCGGGCCGCGCGCAAAAGAGCCCGGAGCAACAAGCCCCGGGCATGGAACTCACCGTAGCGCATCCCCACAAAGCATATCGCGCGGCCGCCCCGCGCGCAAAGAAAGACCCGGGAGCACACCTCCCGGGCTTGGGTTAGCAGTCTCGTCAGCGCCCTTGAGTCTACCGCCCGGGGTCGTCCGCACCAAGACGGTCCATGGCGCGCTCGATATCGCCCTCGGACGGAGTGACCCTTAACCGCGAGCGATATTCCATGGCGGTCGGTGTATCTGAAGTAGCATGCTCTCGACCGTGGCGAGCTGGTATTGCGGCAATTCGATGTAGTGCAGCATCACGTCGCCCTGGTCGAGCGCATCCTCGAATCGGCGATGATTCTGAGGCACCAAGGGGGCTAATCGATGGGGCATCCAGCGCTGCCGGATGTTGGTTGCCTTGCCAATATACAGCAATCCGCATGCTTCGCTACGAAGAAAATAAACGCCCGACGTGGCTAACGGCAAATGTTCGGCGAACTTTTCACAGTCCATGCGGACACCGGGCAGACGCTCGATGTCGAGAAGTTCGAGTTCGGCCTTGAGTCGGGATAAAAGCCGACTGATTTCATCGCCGTTGACCATCGCTCAGTCCTCGAAGAACCCACTGAACCGCCCCGGGGCGAGCTGGGTGTAAAGCACCGTGTGCTCGATCTTGACGTGCCCGAGGTAATCCTGGATCCGCCGGGTATCCAGGCCCTTGGTCGCGAGGTAATGGCCGCAGGCGTGCCTGAGCATATGCGGGTGAGCGGGAAAGCCAAGATCGGCCAGTTGGCCGGCGCGGGCTACGATCAGGTGGAACGACCGCTCTCCGAGCTTTCCCCCGTCCTCAGTGGTGAACACGAATCCCTTTCGAGTCTTCGCGCCGGGAAGTTTCTTCAGCGCGCGGATCTCCGTCTTGGTCAGCTCGTGCATGGCCGGCTTGCCGTGCTTGGCCCGCCTCATCTCGACCGCCGCCTTGTCCAGGTGGATCTGATCCCAGACCAGGTTCACCACCTCGGTGCAGCGGAGGCCGTGGCGGAACGCCAGGAGGATCATGGTCGAGTCGCGATGAGAACACCGCCCCACCTTCTTCGCCGCCGTGATCATTCCCTTGACCTCCTGCTCGGTCAGCCAGTTGCGACCGGCCAGCGTATCGGTCTTCTGCTTGATCGGTGGAGACCCCTTCATGACGACCTTTCCGAAAAAGTCCAAACATGTCTGAAAAGGGGAGGCCAGAAACACAGGAAAAACCGCGCTTTTCCGGGGCTAGTTTACCAGAAATGACTATTTTCGGTAAGGTCCGTTTGACCGGTTTTCCCAGGGTTTACGCGGGTTCGATCCCCTTATCTCAGCTTGCGCCATTCCCGCCCGAAGCGAATGTCCGCCGGTTGCCGCCCCCGGATTGCAACTGGATAGGAAAAAGGCTTGTTCTCCTTCGTCTGGCCGATGTCTTATACTCTGGGTGCCTGGTGCCTGGTTTTCCCGGACTGTGGTGTCACTCAACGGGAGGGAGCGAGCTTTGTGGCTCGATCATTCCCCCAACGTCCGAGCCTATCTGGTTGCCGTCGTCCTGGTTGCGGCAACCGTGGCAACCAAACTCATGGTCCTGGTGCCGCTGGTCGGCGGCGCCCCGATCGTGGTTGGGTTCCTCCTCCCGGTCACGCTCGCGGCCTGGTACGGCGGCAGGGGCCCGGGCCTGGCCGCGCTGGCCATGGCGGCAGTCGCCGAATCGCTGCTACTGTCGCCGGCGGGCTGGCCTGGCGATCATGCGATCGCCAACATCCTCCGCATATGCTTCATGATCGGGGAGGGTGTGGTCATCTGCGTCATGGCGGGCCAGCTTCACAAGGAGCGGATGTGCTGCTGGACGGTCGCCGAGCGGCTCGCCGAGCGGCTGAGGAAGTGGACACCCGCGGAGCGGCTGGACGCCCGGCGGGGCAGAGCGCCGGCGCCTGAAGTGGATGCCCGCGACGAAATCTAACCGGGTCGATGCCGACCCACCGACGAAGAGGAAAGCGATGATTGCTCTCAGCATCCCGATCGGTCATGACGCCCACGCACGCGCGAGTGGGCGCCTCGGCTTGTGGCGCCCGTCTCCTTGCAAGCCCGTGCAGCCGTTCAGCCGGCTGCGCTACCAGCGCGCGGACGGCGAGCCGATGGAAATCCTGGTCTGGCTGCCCGGTCCGCACCCCGAGGACGCCGCTTGGTGGGAGGATCTGTCGGTCTGGGTGGTCGTCCGATCGGAATAGTTGCGAGTGGCGAGTGGCGTTGCGCGTTATCGGGGGCCTGACCGGCGAAAAGTTCAGGTCCACACTGGGTTTATGCAACGATCCACGGATAAAGACTGATTCACTCGTTGCATCGTGTCGTATTCTAGCTAATTGAGGGACCGGGCTGATCCCTCGCTGTGATTGCGATGCTGCACGCCGCGCCGGGTTCTCCAACCGGCGCGGTCTTTGCCACATGACGAGGTGGTCATGTCCCCCTTGACCAAGTCTGATCAGGATCTCGTCACGGCGGCCCTGCCATCGGCATACTACGTCGCCGCGCGTTACGGCCGGGTTTACGGCCAAGGCCACGACTGGCGAGGAGCAGTTCAACTGGCCCTCTGTCAGAGGGTGCGAAACTACCGGCCGGAGAAGGGCTCGGTAGCGAAATGGGGGAGAGTCACGGCGCATTATGCTTGCCGAGGCGTAATCCAGAAGTGGTCGCCCATGCCCGTGGCCCAGATGACCGAGGAGATCGAATCGCGCCTGCCGGACCGCGAGGAAACCGAATTCGAGGATCAACAGCAAGGGCTGGATCTTCTCGAGGGGCTGGACGAACGAAAACGCAGAATCCTCTGGCGAGTCTACGTGGACGGCCAGTCGCAGACCGCGGTTGCCCATGAACTTGGAGTAAGCGGGGCGTGGATCTGGCGTCTTCGCACTCAGGCCCTGGCGCAGTTACGAAAGTCCAGCGCATGAACATGTCCATCACGATCGGTGACCTCGTGACCCGTGGTAATGACCCACGCCCTTGGCGGGTCGTCGGGGTCTATCCAGACTTGGGCTTTGCCCGGCTCGAATTCGCGGCCGAGGCCTGGATCAAGTCCGCGACCGCGGACCTGGACCAATTGCAACCATACCGCGAACCTGCCCACCAGGTTGCTTGATGCGCCACTCGCCGATCATCGCCTACCTGTGGGCCGCTGCCAGTTCGGCAACGCTTGTGATTTCGTGGCGGGAAGCCGCGGCCACTGCAATCCAGATCGCGACTTTCGCACTGACGGGGATCGGGGGGGCCTTGATCCTCCTCTACCAAAAAAAACTCTCGGCGGACCGGGAGGATCGCGATATCTGCAGGGCGGCGGACCTGGCCTATGATTTGACGGCGAAAATGAAGGCCGACGACATCGCTGAGGCATTGACTCGGTCGGCCCTTCAGGAAGTGCATTCGCGACTTGATTCTGAGATTGCACAGCGCAATCAACTCGCGCAGCGCAACGATCAGCTCATCGACCAGATGGCCCACCTCGCCGAGCGGGTCGAAAGAACCCGCTGCGTCTTCCCCACGATCGACGGCTCGGCACGCTGCGCCGGACAGGAGAAACCCCCATGCACGGTGTAGACGCGGAAGAGCTGCGGTACGCGATCCTCTGGGGCTTCACGGCGTCGGTCCTGACATGGCTGGTTCTGCAATGGACATTTCCACGCGAGAAGCCGAGATCGAGCTGACCTCCTGCGACTTCACGTTCCGCGGCTGGCCCGATCCTGACGACCCCGAGCCTGACCCCGATCCACCGCGGCCCGCCCGACCCCAGACCGTGCGGATCGATCTCGAGCAGCACACAGGCTACCTGGAGTCGCCTTGAATGGCCCGGCCGATCAGTGTGAAGCCTGATGAAACGGTCCTGTGGGATTTGGGCTTTCTGGGTTTTTCCGACCAGCACATCGCGAATGTGATCGGCTGCCATCAGAGCCTGATCTCGCGGAGGACGGACTTCTCGCGGGTGATTGCGCAGGCACGGGCCGAACGATCGGCGGCGATCGTAGCCCTCTGGCGACGCAGCTCCGCCGGAGCCTTGCGATCCGAGGATCGGGATGACCGCCTCGCCGAGATCGTGAAAGCGGCCGAGGAACGGAAGATTCGGCGGTCAAAACCTCGTGACAACGACTGACAAGCCTGTGGGGGGGGTAGGGGGGGGAACCCCAAAGCGAAAAAAAGGAAGCCCCCGAGAGAAGGTGGAAAAGCGCCTTCATGCTGCGCTTGATGGGAACCTTCCAGCTCGCGACATTGGGATATTAGTCCGGGCATATGTAAGTCTGGCTCTGGTTGATGGCGATGACATGATCGATATCGAATCGATAACGCGGGCAATGGCAGAAGAGGATGCGAAAATCGACGCGGAGCGAGCGAATCAGGCTTCTGAGAAAGTGCCGGGATGACCCCGATCGGTTCAACAGGGTATGGATCAACGACGGCAAGAGCTTCTGGAATCGCCAGAGAGAGATGTGCGATTCGGTCGTCAAGTACCGCAAGACGATCGTGTACTCAGGCAATATGATCGGCAAGGACTTCTGGATCGGAAGGCTAGTCTGGTGGTGGTTACTTACGAGACGGGATTCGCTGGTTATGGTTACCGGCCCCTCTCAAACGTCTCTCGGCAGTATTACTTGGAAAGAAATCAGGCAAGCGGCCCCCCGATGGATGGGGACGGACAGTCGAGCCGTTTCTGCAAAGCTCTCCCAGGGCGTGAAGACAAGCCCGCAACTTGTGGATCTGGGGCCCGGCTGGCAGGCCATGGGTCTTTCGACAACGACAGTAGAAAGGTTTAGCGGACATCATAATCCCAACCTTCTGGTGATCATCGATGAAGCGTCAGCACTCGAACCTGAGATACGGGACTCGATCCAAAGTCTAGGCTACGAGAGGCTGGTCGCGATCGGCAATCCGATCCGGGCAGATGGCCCATTCATCGAGTGGATCCGCCAGGCCGAGGCCGATGCCCGCGACAACGTGCCCGCCCACCTGGCCACGAACGCGATCCGGATCCCGAGCACAGACAGCCCGCACGCAGCACTGGAGAAATCACCGTGGGGGATCGCCGACAAGACCTTCATCGAGAGCAGCTACAGGGACTATGGTGGCGAGCATAGTTTCTGGTGCAATAGCCACATTCATGCCCTGATTCCCACGGTCTCCGCTCAGCGACTCATTCCCGATTCGTGGCTCGACTATGCGACCTCGATTCAGAGACAGAACCAGCCCCCGAATCACCCCGTGCATCGCACCCGCCGGATCGCGATTGACCTGTCCGAGGGTGTAGGACGGGACGAAACCTGCATACTCGTAAGGGATTCACATGGCATCCTCGATATTGACGCCCGGAATTCTTTATCTCTACCTGATGCAGCGGAAATCACGGCGAGACTCGCAACTCGCTACGGCATCACCTCCAACCGCATCAGCTACGACGGCGCCGGCATCGGACGGGACTTTCCCCGGTACCTTGCCAAAGTCGGACTCACCGATTGCATCCGTTACGTGGGGGGTGGGGAACCTGCCGAGGCCAGACGGTTCTTCAACTTGCGAACCGAATCGGCATGGTGGCTGCACGACAGGCTCAATCCTGACCGGCACACCGACGACAGATATCCTCTCACATCGAGACAGCCCCCGTTCCACATCCCGGCGCGGGCATGGTGGGCATTGATGCGCCAGGACCTGGCGGCGCTCACCTATGAGTTGGTGGGGGAGCGTCAAGTGAAGCTCATAAAGAAGGAAGACCTGATGCAAGCGTTGGGTCGCAGCCCTGATCGCGGCGACGCACTCGTTCAGAGTTTTTCATGGGATCGAACGACATGAGTGAGCCTGAAATTATTCGGACACCGCAACAGATCCTTGCTGAGTTCGCCGATGAAGCGGCCAGCATCCTGTCCGGAGGGAATGCCCGTTCGGACAAGGACTTGTTGTGGGGCGGCGAGGCTAAGACGAAGTTTCCACGCCATCAAAGCGCGGTAACGCGCGGCCGTGGCCATTCGGGTTGGGCTTGCACAGATGGGCGATCTTTATGACCAAGACCAAGCGATCTATCCTCGATCGAGTGAACCGTGACTTCGTCTTCCGTCCCTGCCCGATCGGAGCCGACCCGGACCGGCATGCTGACCGGGAGCACGTGCGTTCGATCCTGGGTTCCGCGGCACTCGACCTTGTACGGATCTGCCCCGAGTCGCGCGAAATGAATCACGCGCTGAACCGACTCGATGAGGCCGTGATGTGGTGTCATGCCGCGATCGACCGGCACGGAGTTTCGAGCCCGGAGTGATGCGGAGATATCTAACACATCCCGTCGACGGTGACGGCTGGACTGAATGGATAGAACCTGATCAAACACTCTACCGGCTTCGCTGTTGCGATTGCCGACTAGTGCACGATATCCAATTCCGCATCGATGAAGGCAAGGTCCAGTTCCGGGCACGACGTAATGTTCGTAGGACGGCAGCTAGCAGGCGAAATCGATGACCATAATCCGCGGCAAATGGCACGAGATCACGCCCGGCGAACCCCCGGGCGCCTATCCGCACGTCACGGACGGAACTCCGTGTTGGTGCCGACCCATCGTGCAGGGCTCGGTGATCATCCACCGGCCGTGGGTCGTGTGCGGGGTCGAGGTCTGGGAGACGCTGCTGGCGAGCGATGTATTCCCCTGCGATTGGAACGCCAACCGGGTGTGAGAAGCGGTGATGACGCCGTGGAAAAGCTCCGAGCCGGACGCAGGTCGCAACGGGCCGAGCCTGGCTTCAATGGGGCCACAGCGTCATCACCGCGGACGATCTGATCATATCGCGGCGCGCGTAGCAAGCGACGTCTGAAAGAAGCAACATGGCCGATACCGACCCACGTTTATTCCCCGCCCTCCCCAATGTCGGAGGCTCCTTCTCCAGCGATGATCGAGCGTGGATAATCCGGGAGGTCGAGGCCGGCCTGCGCAACCACCGTCCGCGCCTGGCGAGCGCGATCGAGAACCAAGCGTTCTACGATTTGGAGTCCGACCGCTATCAGCCGCGGCGCGAAGCTGAGACTGAGTTTGATTTCGCCGGCCGTCCTCGTCGTCAGTCTGGATTTGTTCAGCAGGCCGTGGACCGACTCTGCGAACACACCTACAATCCAGGCCCTCAGAGGACTGTCGTTGGCGATGGCCTTGCTGATTCTCTGCTTGCCCAGGTCTACGAAACCAACCACATCGACTGTGTGATGCAGCATGCCGAGGCGCAAGCGACCTTGAACGACGTCTGCGCCGTGCAAATCAAGTGCACGAACGACCCCGACAAGCCCGTCGATCTTCAGCTCTGGGGCGGCGACGAGTTCACGGTCTTCACCGACCCGGAAGACCCCCGGCAGGCGTTCGCGGTCGTCACGATCGACAGGTACAACCAGCGGACGCGGTACAAGCTGTGGTTCGAGGACGAGGTGCGGACCTACCTCACCGACCAGTACAGCGCGGACAAGACCGCCGGGGCGCGGGTGGCGATCCAGGCCAGGACCGAGGAGCGAAACACGTATGGGTGCATCCCGTTCGCGTTCCTCCACTACCGGGCCCCGGTGCGCCAGTTCTGGACTCCAGGTCCGGGGACGTTCCTGCGGAAAGCGGAGCTCCGGATCAATGACCGTCTCAGCGAGCTGGACGAGCTCATCAGCAAGTACGGCCGTCCTATCGGGGTCTTTAGAAATGTCAGTCCCACCTTTACTCCGGAGATCGGGCCCGGCCGGTTCATGCGACTCTGTCGCGGCGGGACGGGCTACACCGGGGAAGGCTACGCCGATGGAGGGGAGCCCTCGGCCGAATATCTGCAAGCTCAGCTCGCGATCGAGAGCATCTGGGTCGACCTCGAGAAGTACATGAAGCAGGTCGCGACGGCGGTCAATTTGCCGTACAGCGCCCTCGAGCTCCAGTACGACGACGCTCCCTCAGGGATCAGCCTGATCATCAAGTCCGCGCCCTTGCTCACGCGGGCCCGCCAGCGGCGCCCTATCTACCAACTCGCCGAGCTAAGCCTGGCCCGCAAGGTCCTGACCGCGTGCGGTAACCACTACGGCCACGCCGACCTGCTCGAGCAGGCGAAGCAGCTCCAGCTCCTGCTGGCCTGGGCCGAGCCCCGCATCCCGATCCCGGGCCCCGACCGTGACCAGTCGGACGAGTGGGAGATGCAGGTGGGGATCAAGAGCCGGATCAACGTGTGTATGGAGCGCTATGGGCTCAACCACGACCAGGCCGTCCAGCGGCTCAAGGAGGTTGCCGAGGATGAGGAAACCGCCAAGGCGGTCCTCCCGCAGGAGCTGACCCCACCGGCGAGCGAGACGATGCCCAGCGAAGAGCAGGACGCGCGGAACGCGGAGCGAATGCAGCAGCAGGCGGATACCACCGAGGGCGCCGAGAGCGGGTACGAGAACAATGATAACAGCGTCACGGGCCCAGCGACGACCACGATGGGGGCGGACTGATGAACGCTGACCGTATTCGCGCCGCGATCCTCGCCCATCGGCGACTTGCGCGCGTCTACCGCTTCCCCGAGCGTGCGCCGGAGTGGCCCGAGATCATTGCCGACCTGGTGGACGCGGAGACGTATTTCCAGAGCCTCGAATATCTGACCGCCGACGAGACCCTGGATTACCGCCGTGTTCAGGCGGCATTGAAGAAGTAACGATCATGGGACACTGGGTCACACTCGACGACGATCAACACGTCTACATCTCCGATAGCGGCAAGGTCCTGGCCACGCGCGGCGCGATAAGCTCGAGCGGCGGCGGCAAGGATCGTGGCAAGGTGATGGCGGCGCGGAGCAAGGCGGCGATTGGCAAGGCAACGGCGAAGACTACCCGCGCCATCGAGCACGCCAAGGCGGCGGGGCCGAGTTCGGATACGGTGGATCGGCAATTTAAGCTGCACCAAAAGCAAGGCTGGGGTAGCTACAAAGACGTGGGAGAAGAACGGAAAGACGCAGCAACCCACGCATCAATAGTCCACGCAAAGGCAGTTGAGAATATCGCGAAATGGAAAAAAGAGGGGGCGCCAGCAGGCACGGCAGCGGCTCTTGCAAAGGCCGAGGATCAAGCAGAAAAGGCCCTGGCAAAAGCCAAGGCCCTGGGGGCTCTCAAAGGCGCGCGGGCGAAGCATTACGCCACACTAAAGGCTGTGAAGCTCATGCAACGATCAGTTCAACGATAGAGTCTCCCGTGCCCGAAGCTCCGAGTTCGTACAAATCGCCTCGCAAGATCGCCTGAACCTGATCACCCATGTGATCGCGCACGGTGATCGTCTGACCGTTGAATTCGGCTTGATTGTCTGCAACCTCATCGGGGATTGCGACCGTATGGGTGTCGCCCAAAACGTGTGCCTGAAAGCCTCTGGTGAATGTCGCGTTCATCGTCGTTTCTCCTTCGTCTTGGATGTCTCGCTCTCGTGAACTCGTCGCACGCACTCGCGAACGACCGCGGAAATGGGCAGGGGCTTGGCTTGGGACCAGTGTGTGGCAAGCTCTCGCAGCTTGGCCTCGGTTTCAGCTCCCAGGTAAAGGCTCCTCTGAATCGTCGTCATCACTCACCTCCTCTACCTATATAGTACCGCACGGTACTGCTTCCTGACAAGAGGCACCTGACTTTTTTCTCGGATTGTGCACCCATGCCCGATGAAACTCCAACCCCCGAGGGTCCCATGCCCGCAGAAACCACAGCCCTGACCGTGCTCGAACGCCAGGTCGAATCCCTGACCGCGCAGCTCCAGAATCTCACCTCGGAGCGCGATGAATACCGCACCGCCTTGACCGATGTCTCCGCGGATCGCGATAGCTTGAAGACCTCGCCCGAGGCATCGGCCCGGATCGCCGAGCTGGAAGCCTCGATCCGCGATCGCAACCACTTCGACAAGTTCGCCGAACTGGCGAGCGCGTCCAAGGCCAAGGCTAAGGCCCTCCGCCAGCTCTGGCGCGATGCCAAGGACCGCGGCTACGAACCCAAGTCCGATGAGATCGACGAGAGGGCCCTTCAGACGGCCGTGGCGCAATTGAAGAGCGAGGTCGACTACGCATTCGACCCCGAGCCGACGGACGTCACCAAGGCCGCCCAGGAAGCCGCCAGGACCACCAGCCGGACCAAGTACGGGCTGGATATCGGTAATGCGGGCGAGCCGGCCGGCGGCGGCAGGGCCAACCGCAATCAGGGTGCCGACGGCACCATCGTCACGCAGGAGATGCGGGCCGATCCCAAGTTTATGCTCGACCCGAAGAACAAGGAAATCATCAGGGACGCGGCCATCGGCGGCCGGTTCCGTTAAGAGAGAGACCCATGGCACGACAGATCCAGAATGCCAACGCCGCGGCCGGTCCCGCGGCACGCGCCAACAGCCTGCAGGGTTATTCCAAGAACCTGTCCACAAACCCAGCCGGCAGCCAGGATAGGGCACGGCCGAACCTGCTGAATCGTGACGCCGAGATCGGCCGCGCCTATGACGGCTGCGACGAGAACAAGACCCACGACTGCCCGTGAAAGACAAACTGTCCGCAGATGACGCAGATAAACATACAGATTTTTTAATTTAAAATTCATCTGCCTTTTCATCTGCCTTCTCATCTGCGGACAGGCTCCGCCTTCCCCCCGTTCTTTCTCAATTCGTTTTTTCCAGGAGGCCCCTTCGTGGCCAACAATTTCGCTGCATTTTTCGAGACCCTGGTGGCCGGGGCCGATGAGTACAACAAGGCCAAGGTCGGGCGAACCGCGCTGCTTGATGCAGTCTACAAGGACGTCAAGCCCGAGGCCGCCCGCATCGGCAAGACGGTCGACGTCTATTTCCCCGATGTGGGACCGCTCCAGGCGATCAACAACGGCATCCTGACCGGCACCTCGGTCAACCCGAATTACATCCCGTTGGTGTTCCAGACCCGGGCGGGTGCCGCGCTGCAGTTCCAGGACTTCGAGCAATGGCAGACCGCGGTCGACCTCGCTCAGAAGTTCTTCGACCCGCTCTATAAAAGGGCGCGTGAGTATCTCAACGGCCAGATCGCGGCGCTGATCACGCCCGCCAACTTCAACAGCAACGCTCCGATCGTCGGCGCTACGCAGGGTGAGGTCGTGGTAAACGACCAGCTCAACGCCTGGGGCGTGCTGGCCGACCAGAAGGTGCCGTTGGAAGACCGCGACAAGCTCCGGCTCATGGTCCACAACCAGGTCTATCGCAAGATGCTGGGCGACTCGGCTTGGGTGCAGGAAAGCTTGGTCAGCGCAGCGATCGCCTTCGAGGCCCGCCAGCAGGCCGACGTGGGCCATGCCTTCAACTTCCAGGTCGTCTGGGATCAGCAGATGCCGACCAGCTCGGGAAGCATCATCTACGGCCAGGTGACCGCGACTTACAACTCGACCACGATTACCGGCCTGAACACGGCTTTCACGCAGCAACTCACTGCGGGTACGTCCTATCTCACGTTTGGCTGCGACGGCCAGGCCGTGAAGACCCAGTACAAGGTCACTGCGATCAATTCCGACACCAGTTTGACGCTCGGTGCCGTGATCGGGTCTGGAACCCTGGCCAGCGGGTCGGTCACGACCACAGCCCGATCCATCACGAACTTGGCCGGCACGGTGAGCAGTTCGACCACGACCTTGACTGGTACAAACACGCTCTTCCTGACCCAACTGCAGGTCGGTCAGTGGGTGCACGATTCCGCAGTCAGTACTGCTTCGTCAGCCCCGGTCCAGATCGCCACCATCTCGAGCAACACGGCGGCCACGGTTGTCTCGGCGCCCACCACGGCGTTCAGCGGCTCGACCCTAACCGTCGACAGTTATACCAACCTGGCCCTGCACGAGTACGCCATCGCGCTGGCCCTGCGGCCGATCGCCACGCCGGACGAAGCCCGCAACGTCGTCGATGTGTCCTACATCGACCTGATGGGCATCCCCCTCCGCGTCATGGTGTCCTATGTCCATATCTACCAGGCCCTCTTCGTTACAGTCGACTTCGGTTACGCCCTCGGCGTCATCCGTCCCGACTTCGGCGTGATTATCCAGTCGTAGTGGCGTCGCTCGCTGCGCTCGCTGGTGGCGAGTTGAGAGTGGCGAGAGAATCGAATTGTCTTCACTCGCCACTCTCAACTCGCAACTCGCCACTATTTGAGCCACTCGCCACTATTGAGCAACTCTGGAGGTATTCCGACCATGATCGTTTCCGGTACAGTAACAAGCCCTCCCGTTCAGGGCGTGACCGTGCAAGACCCGGCTGACACCAGCCCGCAGACGGGATTCAGCCCGGTTGGCCTGAATGGAAAGTGGATAGCATGGCCCAGTGACTTTGTCGCCACAGCGGCAAGCGTCACGACGACATCGACGGCCAGCACACCAACCGTGGACTGGTCGACCGCTGGGGTCTTTCCATTCACCATCACGGCGAACACGGTCTTTTCCTACACCAACGTCCAGATCGGACAGAGCATCACGCTGGTGCTGACTCAATCCTCGGTGTCGCAAGGAACGGGTACGTTCCCGACGGGGTCGGTCTTCGTCGGCGGTAGCAAGACATTGAGCACGGTAGCGGCTATCGACTCAGTGTCAATTCTCTGCACGGCGGTTGGCACTTATCTCTGTTCGCTTCTCAAGGCTTATGCTTGATGCGACTTTCGATTCTCTTTCCGGTCAAGGACCGGACCAAGTTCTTGGCCCAGTCAATCGGCTCCGTGCTCGCGTGCCTCCCCGAACTGGAGAGGCACGCGGACTACGAGCTGATTCTGGGCGACAACGCCTCGACCGAGGATGTGGCCGGCGCTGCGCGCGACGTGTGCCCCTCGATCCGGGTCATCCGCCATGCCGAGGATCTCGGCATATTCGGAAACATGAATGCTTTGATTATGGCCTCTACGGGCGACTGGATTCACGTCGTGCATGATGACGATTGGATCTTGCCAGGGTTCTACGCTCGGTTTCTCAAGGCTCTGGAAGAAGTTCCCGAAGCGGGTGTCGTGTCGATCCTACCACGCATCGTGAATGACGAGACCGGTCAAGAAGCAGCCATGCCGCGGTGGTTTGACCGCACTGGAATCCAGAAGCCAGACGCGATCCTGGCTCATCTCTACACGGGCACTTCGTTCTCCATAGTCGGGATGCTTGTTGCAAGGCCGGCCTACGACCGCGTGGGTCTCTTCGATCAGTCGATTCCGCATTCGGCGGACTGGCAGAAGTGGAAGCAGCTCGCGGCCGCCGTCCCCTGGTTTTACTGCCCGGAATCCCTCTGTCGTTTCCGGTCGCACAAGGAATCGATGACGTCGAGGTATCAATCGGCGGGCGACATTCCGAGCGACATCCGCCGGGCCATCGCGATGGATGTGGTGCCAGACCGGCTCCGGGAAATTCACCGCCTGGCCGTTATGGGCTGGGCATCCTCGATCGCCAATGACGCCAAGATCTATCTGGGTGAAGGAAACATCCCCCTGGCACGAATTTGCTTGACGGAAGCTTTCAACATCCTTGCCCTGGTCGATTGTGACGCCCCCGGGTAGCCCCTCGTCTCCCGCATTCACTCGCCACTCGCCACTCGCCACTCGCCACTATTCCACTACCATCATGGCTATTCACGTCTGCGACGCCTGCGGAAACGTCTTGCACCTTGTTACGCCGATTGTCGCGGTTTGCCTGCACTGCGAGAGCGTGCGTTCGGTGAATGTCCCACCGCCGGTCCCGATCCATGTACATCAATCGCCCCCTCAACCTCCTCCCGCATACCAGGAGACTGATGAGCTTGGATCAGAGACCGAGTGTCGCGCATGCGGCGGGCTCGAAAAAAAGCTGACTCCGATCATGGCTGTCTGCAGCGCATGCGGGGCTGTCCGCAGTCTGGTTGTGAAGCCGGTGCGCGATCTGGCGCGCGAGCAAACCGTGAATCGCGAACTCATCATGGTTGAGCAACAACTTCGCACTCGAGGTCTGCCGCGAACCGTGCGTGCCGAACTTATTGAACGACTGAGGCTGTTGAGAGCAGAAAAAGGAACCTTCGATGGGCGCTAGATTCAACCGCCAAGACGTCGTGCTGGGCGCACTTTCGGTGGGGACACCGGTGCCAGAGGATGTTATTGACGAAAGCGTCAATTCTGAGGGACTGCCAAACAATCCTGTTGATTGG